ACATTAATTGGGTTTGTAATTGGATTTAAATTAACTGCACCAATATTAATATAACCATCTTCAAGAGGTTGTCCATCAATATCAGCAAATGCTGCATATGGAGATTCTACTGATTGACTCATTTATTGATTCTCCTCAATGTTTCTGCCTGATTGTAAGGCACTCTCTAAGTATTGTATTCGTTGATCTACTGATTTTGGTAGTTTAACTGCATCTGCAAATCTTTTAAATGACTGTGAATTCGCTGCCTTATTAATTGTTGCTTTACTTGGTGTTCCTCTAGTGGCAGATTCAATCAAAAGATTTTGGAAACCTTCATCAGCAAATAACTTCCCTGCAGCCTTTACCCCATCTTTATTACCCTGAGTTAAAGCTGTCATAACCATAGAAGTTCCACCAGCAAGAACAGGCCCACCCATCGCAGTAGCAGCAACAACTGTACCTTTTGCAATAGTGCTTTCCATCAGTTTTCCAAGTAAATTCTCAGCTTGCATTCCTTGCAATAGTGCTTGATTTGCTTTTCCTGTAGTTAAAACATTGGCTCTAGCTTCTGTAACACGCTTAGATACTTCAAATAAATCACGCAATACATCGGCTGATTCTTTGCCTAAAGTGTCTACAATCGTCTTATATACAGGTGGATTGGCTCTTAATTTAGGATAAATATCTGCAAATTCTGAGAATCCAAAGCCACCTTTTTCAGCACCTCTTGTTGATCTAGTCACAGAAGCTAAAGCAGTTGCAATAGTTTCTTTTCTTAAATCTTCAGGTACAGCCTTTAATAATCGATTGAAATCTCCAGTATCACCTTTTGATGCACTTGTAATAGCCGTTCGCATCTTATTGGCAATACTTCCTTCAATGTCCTCACCAAAAGCAGTAACAATTCTCTGCCCTAATGCTCTTTCTTTAGCATATAAAAGGTTCGCAGCCCTTAATTCTTTTCTTAAAGTGTCTCCACCAACATTAAAAGCATTTGTAAGTTGATCTTCACTCAAAGCAGCATATAAGCGTTTTAAGTCTGCTTCTGCCATGCTTCCATAAGGTGATTCTTCTCTTTTTAATGCTTTACCAATAAGGCTTTTTTCACGCATTAATTGACCATACGTTGCTTTGCCATCAGTAACCATTTTTAGTAAATTCTTTTCGGTTGCTGACATTCCTTCTTTGGTCACTTCTTTTTCAACTGCCTCTAAAGTTTCTCGCAGTTTTGGTAATCCAACAATCATTTCTTTTTTAATTTGATTATTTGCACCATCATATAGAGTCTTAGCCTCATCTGCTAAAACCTTCTTTTGACTAATAAGACTATCTTTAATCTTTTGAGATACGACTCCTGGTGCAACTGTTCCTTCTACAAATGTAGCATCGAACTGCTTAATAACATCATCAGCCTTATCAACTGCATTTGAAACTGTAGTTCTCCATGCTGCTTCTGCTTCACCACCAGCGACTGATCGAGTTAGTCCTGCTGCAGCCCTTATCTGAGGATTGTCACTAAAGACATCTGCTGGTAATGAAATACCTAAACGATCTGCTGCTTCTTTTGCACCAATATTAACTTGTGCTAAATCAGCTAATTGATCTCTAGCTGTCTGTGAACCAGCACCTGTACCAGATGCTCTTTTAACTAAATTACCAATTTCTTGTTCAGAAATACCTTCAATAGTTACTGTTCCTACTGGAGGAGTTATCGGTGGAGTTGGAGTTACTGTTCCTGCAGGTGGTAATGGTTCAGCTAATCCTGCACCCATTGTAGGCTCAACTTTAGCAGCAACCTGTGCTGGAGTTGTAAGTCTTTGAACACCTTGTTTAACTGCTGATACAACTGGAGGAACTGCTCGTTGAATTACTTGTCCTAATGGCCCAGTCACTGCAGCCATGCCAATTTCTTTAACTTCTTCCATACCAGTACCACCACCAGTCATTGCTTGAGTTGCCTCAATACCTGCTTGAGTAGCTGCACCACCGGCAACAGCACCACCTATTGTGGTTGCTCGACCTGCTGGAGTAAATGCTGCCAATCCAGCAAGTGCTCTTGGAATATCTCCTACAGAAAAGCCTGGTGGTATTGCATATTCTTTTTGATCAATAGAAGATTTTAAAATGTAATTACCTTTGGCATCTTGACGAACTGCCACATCAGGATAATTGCTTTGTAAAATCTGTACTGTTTCCTTTGGGTTACTTAATAATGTTCCTAAAGCAGTTTTAAACGATGCTACACTCATCGAACCAAGTTCTGGCATAGATGTCCATTCAGGCAAAGTCTGTGTCTCAGGAGTGGCTCTTTGCCTTCCTGTTACTTGCTCAACCATGCCTTCAAAAAAACCCATCTCTGGCTTTTGTTGCCCTGCAATAAATTCTTCAGGAGACATAACTTCAGTAACTGCAGGAGCAGGTTTAGATTGACTAGCTAACCACTCTTCTGGACTCATCTTATCCCCTGTGATTGCTTATATGATTCCCATTGAGCATCAGTAAAGTTTGCTGGTCTAGTAAAAGTTTGACCATTAACAGTAACGCTATTTGCTGATTTAGGTGGTTGTAATGGTGTAACATTATCTAAAAACATTTGTGCGGTAGGACTTTCTTTTGATGCCGATCTTAATAAATTAGTGCTTTTTTTGTATTGTTCTCTTGATGCACGTTCTGCAACATCAAAAATAACCTTTAACTCATCTTTTGTAAAATTAACTTCACCAGACTTTGCTCTAGCTAATAAATCCTGTTCTGGGCCAGTAATAGCACCTTGTCCTTGTAATAAAGAACGAGAATTTAATGTCATTTCAGAAAGACCTTGAATTAAAGTCCTTGATGCTTCTATACCTTGTTTATTGTTTTGAAATCCTATAGCTTGTGCTACTTTTGCCATTGTTAAACGCTGATCTGCCAATGGCCCAACAATCGCTTTGTCTAGTGCATCTCTATATCTTGGAATATCACTAAGTTGAGTTGCTGCAGAATTTGATTGATTGTATAAATCAGGTAATAACTTTGCTAGTTCTGCTTGACCAGATTTTTCTAAATTTGTTACATTTACATTGGTAACTGCAGCCGGTGGTTTTTTAAGAATTTGTATAGCAGAAAATGAATTTTTAAGTTCAGGTGTAAGGTTTTGAAAATCGATTGCTTCTCGTACACTTGGAGCAAGACTTTCTACTTGCTCTTTCTTTAGTTTTGCTGCTGCCATATCTGGTGCATATTCAACTTCGATTCCACTTAATATTGCCTCATTTTTAAGTTTTTCAAGTTTTGCAGGTTCAGATAGTTTTTCTCTACGTTCACTTCTAGCTTTTGATATTCCTTCAAACCAATCTTTTCCAAATGTAGCTGCACCTGAAAGTTCTATCATTCCTGCTGCTTTTAATGGATCAATGTCAATCGCAGAAATAAAAGATTGAAGTGCTCGTTGTTGATTTGGGTCTTTTTCTAAAGTTAATTTTTCTTGAAGCATCGTTTTAGCAACTGCTGGGTCTGACTCAACAGCCAAGAGAGCTTGCGTTGCAAATAATTTACTAGCATCTTGCCTCCTTTTATCCATGCCTTCGTTAATTTGTTTTAAAGCATCAAATTGTTGTTTATTTGCTAAAGGTAAAATTGCATCTAAATCTGCAAATTGACGTTCTTCAGGTGGTTTTTTAAAAAAATCATTTAACCCTGTTTGAAACTTAGTTTGTTGTTCTAATGCTAAAGTTCTTGCCTGTTGTGCAGCTTGTGCCTCAGCAACTCCAGCACCTAATTTAAAGCCACCAATAGCTGCTTCAAATGGATTCTGTACTTCAACTGCATAGTTAATTGGTGGTTGTAATGGATTTATAGTTGCCATGTTTTATCCCTAAAAAATATTACCAAAGCCTGAACCTAATTTTCCACCTGCACCAGCTTGAAAACCTAATATTTGAGTTGGTAGATTTAATAATTGACCATAAGCCTTTGCTTCTCCAAGTTCACCACCAGCTCTAGCTGCACCTTGCTGACTTAGTAAATTAGCAATATTTGTTGCTGATAATTGACCAGCTTGACTTTGTGCTCCATATAAATTACCAATAGCTGTTGCAGATCGTTCACCACCTGCAGCAGTTCCGGCAGCAGCAGCTTGCCCAGCTCGTGTTAAGAATTCTGTAGCACCTTGACCGGAAGTTGCTAAATTTTGTGCAACCGTTCCACCTAAAGCAGTTAATCCACCTAATCTACTATATTGATTTTCTATTGCTTGTTGTAATAAAGCTGGTCTAAATTGCCCTAAAGCAGCCTGAACATTACCACCTCTTAAACCACCAGTAGCAGATGCTCTTTGTAATATAGCCTCTTCGCCAGCTTGTACTGATTGCTGATAACCTGCACCCTGTTCAATCTTTGCTATTGCTTGTGCCTGTCTTTCAGGGCCAAGTAAACCAGAGATAGCTTGTTGTTCTTCTAAAGCTGGAACACCAGCAGCAGCGTATCTTTGTAAAGTAGGAACAGCACCAAGTCCAGCAGCTTGATATGCACCAAATCCTGTAAGTGCTTGCGTACCTGATTGAATATATGGTGCTAATAGTTTTTGAAATTCTTCGTACTGTTTTTTTTGTTCTTCTACAGCTTTTTGCGATAAAACAGTCGAAATATCAAATTGTCTACGTTGTTCTGATATACCTGCTTCAGAAGCACCAGCTTGCACTTCGGCAGCACTCCCTGCAGCTTTCGATGATAAAATACTACCGCCAATGGCAGTACCTCCAACAACTAGTGCGGTAAATGGATCAGGCATTCTCAAACTCCTTCAAATAATCTTCTAGTTTCTCACCATAAAGATTTAATACTAAATGAGCATTTTTGGTTGCATATTCAGCACCATGAATAATAGAAACTGAGGTTAGAACTAAATCATAATATCCAGCTCGCCAAACAAACGACTTAGCATCAGCCTCACCCATTCGTTCAACAGTATCAGATGCTTGCCACTTCAAGACCATGCTTGCTAATAAAGGTACTAGAAGCTGACTATTTAAAATGAAAAATTGATTTTGGTGCATCCCTACTAAAGTATTCCAGATAGTAGCATCCAAGTCTTTTCTTTCGACTGGATCACCATCGGCAAAGTCATCAAATACTTGAATCGCATCATAGACCATCATTAGCCAATCTACTACTGGCATAGGCAAATTGAAAACTGTAGTTAAGTTTTCTTTAAGCCAGTTGGTCATAAACAACTCCTAATAGAATTGAGCTGCTGGTGGCTTTGGATTCTCAGCGATTTAATTATAGCATTAATCTTCATCTTCTTCATCTTCCCAAGCCTGACAAACTCGCATATCGTTACAGATAAAGTTCAGTTTTTCACAATGACCACGATAACCTGCACCCTTATCATAACTACCCATAGGTATTTTTTCAATGCGAACTTGAGTCATAAAAGAATTATCATAATATCCACAGTTTGAGCAATGTTTACGTCTAGCATCTTTTTCTTCGCATTGCATCGCATCAGCTAAAGCCATATAGAACTCTTTATTAGCACCAACTTCATTCGTAGGCTTCTCTGGGCCATAGTTCCAATCTTCGACTGCAACGATATAATTTGCATTATTCTCAGCCTTAGTTAAGAATTCTTCCTCACTTGGAAGCCCATTAAATCCCCTAGGGATAACCATAAATTCCTTCATAACTTCTCCTTATGTTATTTCTCGCCCAGAGGCACGAATCGTTAAACTGGTTGCTGCACTTGCAAGTGTAGATATAAAACTACTAGGCTCTAAAGCCTGACCAACTAACTCAGGACAAGTGTAAGTCTCATCAACTGCAATACTTCTAGCATCTATGATTAAGTTACTTGCACCAGCACTTCCACCACTTGTAACCAAGTTTGCACTAAAAGTTACATTGCCAGCACTAGTATTTGTAACTGTAAATTTATCAATAATCGCTTTGCAATTAGTAGCAGTATATTGCGTTGTTTGTGCATTTTCTGCTTGTTTTGGTGGTATTAATACCTTAATCGTAACTGCCATAATATCTCCTTAAGTAGCTTCTGCTCCACTAGCAATAATTGTTAAACCTGTTGATGTAGCTTGAATCTGTATAGTATCTCCAGCGTTCAGAATCTCAACCCCATTATATTGTAAGGCATTTGCAGTAGGTACTGGCACATCATATAAAAAGGCATTACTTGTTCCTGCACTACCTGCTGATGGTACTAAAAAAACTCGAACTGGTATATCTGCACCAGTCGTATTAGCAATACTGAACTCTTTTAAAAGTGTACGAGTACTTGCTGGAACTGTATAGAGTGTAGTCACTCCAGTAGTGATTGCAGCTTGACCAAGTTTAGTAGGGGTTATTACATCGAAAGCCATGTTAGTACCTGATTAGACCTGACTCTTTGGGTTTGATTTGCATACGGCAAAATGCCTACAACATCGTGTTCCAACTCAATATTATTACGAATTGGTGCTAAAGCCAATAATTCTAAAGACTGAGCCAATCTTGGTATTGCATCTAAACTGAGTTGAACCTTTGCATTCAATACAGCATCATTAATGGCAGTATTTTGTGCCAAAGGTTGTATTGCATCTAAAGCCTGTTGTATTTTAGCACTCAGAACTGCATCTTCTACTTCTGTACTTTGAGCCAAACTAGCAATCTCAGCTAAAGCACTATTTGCCAAAGCAAAGGCTGTATCTGCTTGATATTCAAAATCTGTACCTACAATCACCTGTAAGGTATCTACAGTTGAAAACAATAATTCAAACTGTTTTATCTGTTGTTGATCAGTCAGAAAAGAAGCAAGTTGATCTCTAGTTAAGTTAAGTTTAGTAAATGCCATTAGTATGCTAATGCCTCGATCTGTGCTTCCAAACGAGCATAAGATACATGAGAATCACTATCTCCACGAAAGCGTTGGATTCGCCAATTCCTCATGTGTCCTTGCTGAAACCATGAAAGTCGTTTTTTACGATTTCCTATAGTTCCAACTGAAATGAATCGATCTTGACTATAAGTTAATCCATCGACTGTATAGCTTGTAGATATTTGAGGTTCAGTTCCTAACTCTACATTTCCAGTTAAACTAACCAGTTCAAGTTGCTTCATCAAAGCACCCTTGCCTTCGTTATAAACTATCAATGTACCGAACTCCCAACGGACTTGTTCACCCCAATGGTGACCGGTATCTTGCACCAGATAGCCAATATTACTAGACTGAGGATCACCAACTAGCCATTTGTCATAACACCAAACTAGATTTCTTGCCCGATATTGATCAAAGCCTATGATTGTACTTACCAAAGTAAACCATACTTGAGTTTGCAATGCTTGAGAAGCTGAAGCATCATAAACAATGGTTCGATCAGGTAAATGCACATATAAGTGTTGATGACTCTTATCATTTCTTGCTTCTACTTTTACTGCAGCTAATTGTGCCTCTGAATATTCTAAGAGTAAATTATCAATCTCTTGCGTACTAATCTTCTCAGTAACGGCTGCAGCTCCTACATAGATTGCAGGTGCTTCATTACGACCACTACCTAAAAATGCAATTCGATCAACATAAACACAACAAGCAAATACTCCTAAACAACCTTTTTGTATTTGAGCACCACTAATTACTTGAAATGGAAAAGGAATCGCTGCTGCAGTATTATCGTAAACTTCCATTGTGTATCGATTAATTGCATAGACTTCGTTTCTCAAACGCAGTAAAGAAGTGACTGGATCAGGATCAGAAATAGGTTCTTCAAACGCAAAAGCACCAATAGTAAATGGATCACCAATATCAGTTAAGAATAATCTCTCTCCATCTGTAAGCATATATCTGCCATCAATGAAGCAAAAATCAATAATAAATCCAATAGTTACTGTTCCGTAGTTTGCTTGAGTTAATGTCGTGCCATTCCAAAAGAACATATTGCCATTCGAGCAGACTGCTAATTCATTAAAGCTGTAATCAAAAGTAACTAGATTTGAACCACCAACCTCACCCAAAGTTGTGACTACACCAGTACTTGAAATCTCTACAAGTTTAGTACCCATGACTCGATAGCATTCATTATTCCAATTTATGCCACCACGATCAATGCCTGGGCCTGTTCCATTCGCAATAATCCCATCTCCTGGTCGTAAAAACCCTGAACTAATCCCTGATTCTTTAGGTACAGGCACAAGATTAACTGGATAACTAGTACGCAGTTCTGGAGTGCTATCTACATAAATTCCGTTCAGAATAGGTATCTGCATTATTTTTTATTTCTTTTAGTAATTGCTTTTGCCTTCGATTTAGCATCAGCCTTTGAACTTGCACCCCAAGCATTTAATGATAAAAGAAGTCTTGTAGGTTTGCCATCCTTGTATTCTGGCCCTTCGTTTCCTGCCATTCTAGCTAAGAAACTTGCCCTTCTTGGATTGTCTCCAGACTTGACCGGTGGCTTTAAATTCATGCCTTCAGCTTTAGCACTAGCACGACCTTTAGCGTTTAAACCACCTTTAGGGTTCTGCCCTTCTTTTCGTGCATAGGCTGGAGTTTTCATCTGAAGCCCTTAATCTTTTCTGCAATCTTTTTTGGTTGTTTTGCAAACTGTTTACCTTTGGCAGTTGCCTCTCGCTTGGCTCTTGTAGTCGCTGAATACTCTGCACTTGTTAATGCTTTGATTGCCTTTTCAGGCAAATATCTTTCACCAGTTTCAGAAGATGGCTTACCTGATTTAGTAGTCCATTTCTGAGCACCCCAATCTTTGAGGCTTTTCTGTGGTGCTTTCATTTATAGCCACCGCCCTTAGCCTTGTATTCTTTTGCTAATAGTTGGGCTTTTCTAGCTGACCACTCTCCTGCATCTGTTCCTTGCGTAGATTTACCTTTGATTTTCTCAAATAACTTTTTACGCATAGTCGGCTTGGTATAGTTACCAGAAGCATTAACTGTGGACTTTGTTGCCATTATGCAGTTACAGCCTTAATAACAGCAAATGCAATCACAATCGCTTCAGATAAAGAACCTAAAGAGATATTACGCACATTGATACTTGCTGTTCCTGCACCACATTGAGCATTTAATAAATATGAACCAGCCGTACCACCACTAATGTGATTCATTATTAAAATATCGCCAGCTTCAATTACTGTATTAGTTAAAGTAAAACTAACAGTTGTCGATGCAGCTAGTGCAGCACTATCTAATGTAATTTGTCCAGTAGATTTACTTAATGTTACACCTGTAGCTTTACTACTTCCTTGAGTAACAGTACCACCTGCACCTGTAGCATAACCTTGCTTACCAGTACTTGAAATAACTTGATTACCTGTTGTGCTTAGACTTGTACCTGTTGCAGCACCTATTATTGGAGTTACTAATGTAGGAGTTGTAGCAAAGACCAAAGAACCTGTACCGGTATCATCAGTCATCGCAGCTCTAAGATTAGCACTTGATGGAACTGCTAAGAAAGCCTGTACATTTGTGCCATAAACTGCATCAGCATTAATCTGATACCACGAATTTGTTGGTTGATAGAATCTAAGAACAGTTGCAGTACCAGCACCCAAAAATGATACAGTACCAAAGATTGCAGTTGCACCATTCAAAGCAATAGTCAGAGAAGTGATTTCTTGCGTAGTCGTAATCAGCACAGTTGTGCCATCAGGAACACCAGTATTTAAAGGTAGTGTAATCGTGCCACTTGCTAATGTACTAGCAGGTTGAATTAACATCCATTGGGTATCACTAACTGGAGTTGGAACTGTAATATTGAATCCTGCACTAGGAACATATAAATTAGTAGAAACTGTCGGACTAGCAAAAGTCTGCTGAAAATAGGTTAGCAAACTTCCTATCGATGTTCTTCTTGCATCGCCATTATTCGGTGAATATACAGGTAACTGATCTCCACTCGAAATCGTACTGAGTACAGGAAGTTGATTAATTGTTGGCATGATTATCCTTAATATTCTAATGGGCCATCTGGCCCTGCATCTACAGGGAAATATGGTGGTCTGACAAATGGATTGTCGTAGACTCTCCAAGGTTTATTTCCTGCACCTGCTGGCATAGTAGCTGGCAGTTGTTTCTCAAGTGGGAATGTTGCTCGTTGTAACAAAATATCATAGCCCTGTTTTGCAGTAGCTTTAGTTTCCATCATGACTACTCTGCCATAACTAGGAGCAAGTCGTATTCCTAAACTGCAAATAATTGCTTCATAGGCTGAGTCTGGTACTAATGTTTCTTCATCTAAACTTCCATCTTCAGGACTAGATGGCAAAGGGTATCCTAAACGAATGCCTTTTGCATTCCAGTCTGCCATCATCGCATCAAGCCTTCTTCTAGCTGATTCGAGTTGTTCAGGTTGCATATCAAATGTATACGATGCTAGACCAATTTCTTCTAAGGAAGCCTCTACAAATTGTCGTTTAGTGTAACCCATTACACTCCCATAGTTGCATTGATACGATTAAGTAAAGTGGAATCTTTCCAACGCTTATCAATTACTAATCCTATTTTATCAGCTTGTTGCACCATTTCTTCACGACTTATTTCTTTTATTGGTTCTTTTACTACTTCTTGATAAACTTCAATACTTTGACCAATAGGTGATGGATGCACTTGCTTAATCAACTTGCGTTCTATTGCCTGTTGTTTTCTAACTTTGCGTTTTTCTAACCTCACCTTTTGCCAAGGGGAAATAGTTTTAACCTTAGTAATTGCAGCAGACTTAATCATTTTTTCATTGGTGCTTTGCTAGGCTTACCTGCAGACTTTGCAGATTTAGCAGCCATTCCTAAAGACATAGCAACTGCTTGTTTTTGTGGCTTTCCTGCTTTCATTTCCATTTTAATATTCTTAGAAATGGTTTTTGCTGAGTAACCTTTTTTCATCATGACATTCTCCAAAAAGAGGAGTAGGCCAACAAAATGTCAGCCTACTCAATACATTAAGAAATACGATAAGCAATAAACGTATCTGCAGCAGTCTTGCGTAAACGGAATCTAGCTGTTGAGCCAGAAGTTGCAGCAGTTGCAGGAGAACCTACGATAGTCACACCTGTATTGACTGTAATAGTCAAAGCAAATGCAGCCAAGGTAATCACGCTAAAATCAAACGCTTCATCAATTGCCCACTCAGTTGCCAAGTCTAGGTTTGCACCTGTTGGTAATTGAATGTTTCGTGCTTCTGTTGGAGTTGCAGTAACGATACCAGTTAAGATATTCGCTGCTGTAGCAATCATTGAAGCACCATCAGTTATGTTTGCTGGTGCTCCTTGAGGTTGCCAATTACCATTATTACTAATAGTAGGTGCTACTCCAACTGCATAATATGCACCAGATGCACCAGCTTGAATAATGACAGTAGTTGCAGCACTAAATGCAGCAGATGTGTAAGTAGTATTTTCAACTACAGACAACAAGTCATTTGTTTCAGGAAAATTGGGATAACCAACTTCTTGAAACACGCTAGTTGGTGAATAAGACTGAACTGCAATCTTCTCACCACTTGGTACTGATACAGTTGCTGTACCTTGTGTAAAAACAATGTTATAACTCATGATCGTTCCTTATGCTTGGTTAAATAACAAAATGCCAGACATCTCAGGCTGTTTATTGACCACACCGAATAATGTATCTAAACGATACTTAGTTTTCATTGTGTTCACATCGTATTGCTTCTGCATGACCAACTCGATACCTTGATCTGTAGAAGCACGCATTACTGCAACTCCTGCATCACTTGGTACTGCATAACGACCAGGCAATATTTCTAGTGCATCTTTTTGCCAGAAGCAGTTAATCGGTGCAGTTGTAGTATTCAATCTGTTGATTGAACGACCAGCAGCAGCAGTTACGATACAGTTTTGATACTGTAGTTCTGCATCAGTTCCACCTTGAGCCGAAATAATCGGAGGTGTAATAACGCAAGTTGTTGCATTTGTTACTGATACCACTCGGAAAGTCTTGGAAAATCCAGTACCTTGCTTAGTGATGTGATGTACAGCTTCAACTCCTTGAATCTCAATAGCAGTTCCTGCTGGTAAGTCGGTAGTACTCGAAACAGTAATAGTCTGGAATCGATTATCTACGTTCTGAGTTTCACCTGTTACGGCAGTTTGAGTTGCTGTTGGGACATAGTAGTTATTAGCAGAAGCCAATGTGCTCATTGTTGGATCAGCACCAGTCGCACCAGTTAAACGATTTGCGTAGTCAAGTTTGTATGTTTCGAAACCTGCAACCATACCAACATAAGACCGCTCAAACGCTGTGTTTGACTTGTTACCTGCAAAGCTACGAGATACAGAAGCACCACCTGCACCACCGGCAATGTTACCAGCGATACCGTTGTAATCACGACTTGATAGAGCCATGTAACGATCAAAGGATTGAACTCCTTGCTCATTCATAACTGAATCACATAATGCTACATCGTCATAGTCACCAGCAGCAGTAGAAACAGTTACAACTAATGAACCTTGAGCAGCAGCTACGTTCATGATTGCAATGTTAATATCTGAGGCTAATTTCTGTTTAGCAGCTTCACCTAAACGACCTTCTTGGAGTGCATCACGCAACTCTAAGGCATCTAGAATGAATGGCACAGACTTTTGAAAGCCTAGTGTTGCCGGTACTGACAACTGTGTATAAGCACCAAAGTTACCAGTCTGATCCATACCATCATAAGACTGAGCAATATATGGCTGTGGTCGATAGATTACGTTGTTTGTGCGTTCCATCATTGAACCATCTGTATTGTAGATGGATACATTTCTTGATAATACTAAAGCATCGTTAAAGCCTTCGAGGATGTCCTCAAACGCTACACGTTCTTCTTTACTGAATGAATTACTCATAATGAGCTCCTATTGTTTATTTAGATGCTGATCGTTTTTGAGCTTTGTACTGGATGACTTTCGTCATATTACCAGTTCTCGCTGCATCTTCTCTCAGCCGTTCAAGGGTTGAATCTACTGCACCAGACGATCTTGCTGTACCAATTACGATACGTTCAGGGTTTGGTGCTGCTCTACGATTGGTCACTTTCAATTCTTTCTCCAGTTTTGCAACCGCAAAAGCAAACTTTACGGGGTCTTTGATTTCTGCTAACTCTTTAGCCTTCTTGGGATTCTTACCGAGTGCGTACACGACTAATGCAGAGTTATCTGCACCTTGAAGCATTACACCTTGTTGGGTGACTGTAAAGAGTTCTTGGCAAACTGCCTCGGCATCTTCATAGTCCTTAACTCTGAGTTCAGCTTTCGCTTTGCCATAGTTATCCAACTTAGCTTGCCAAGCCTTTTGCTGATCCATAACTTCAGCATTTTGTTTGGCATTTATTTCATCGGCTTGTCGTTTCCTTTCAAACCAATTACTTAATGCTTCCTCGTACTTATCAGAGTCATAATCATGGTCTTCGAGTTTTGGCTTTGTTCCTATCACGACTGGATTAGGCTCAGTCGGTACAGTTTGTAGCTTACTCTGCAACTCACGATTCTGTCTTTGCAGTTCACGATTCGTCTTACGCAACTCTCGTACCCATTCCGGTGCTTGAGTGTGTTCTTCGGGAGGTGGCGACTCCTCACCAATGCTAACGATTACTTCTTCTTCTTCAGTTTCCTCTTGGTCGATTACTACTTCTTCCTCAAGTACTTCATCCTGAATTACGATTTCTTCGTCATCAATTACTGCCTTTTGGTTCATCTTTAGACCCCATTCAACTCAATCATTAACGGCTGATTGGATACCGTAAAATAATACTAAACCATATTTTGCTGATTGACAACAGGTTGCACAATTTCACTTCCTGCTATCTGTTGGACTGCTTTAGCATTCTCTATTGCAATATTTTGCACAGTTTCGTCTACTTTACCCAAAGTTTCCAAAGTTTGTGCTCGTTTTAGTTCTGCAGTAGCAATCGTTTCAACTGTATCTGCTCTGGCTTTGGCTGCCTTAGCTATTGCTTCTTCTGCTGCAGCTTGTAAATAAGTAGCATTCGGGTCTTCAATCTTACCTTGCATTTCAGCCTGTAATTCTTCAGCCTCAGCATCGGTTGGCTTGACTACACCCATTCTTAATAGTTTCTTACGGAAATAAGCATTTGCATCGCCTACTCCTTCACCTTCCATATTCATCATCGCCATCGCAGTTAAGACTTGAGCAGTTTCAGGGTCGTTGGTAATCTGTAACATTCCTGTTAATGCTCGAACTGTAGCAGCTCGTTTACTACTAGATGATGGCCCAACATTGGCAACTACATCAAAAGTGGCATCGGACAAGTCATTTGTAGTCTTAATCTCACCAGTCTCTTGATCGATCATCGGTTGCATAAGTTCAATCATGCCAGCTTCACCAGTCGGTGCAATCGTTTTCATCTTACGATTATCTTCGGTGTAAATGTCTTTTGCCATTGATAACCAAATCTCGCCACAGCGTTTCATGCCCTTGGCAAAGTTGCTCATATAAATGAATGATTGCATATCAACTCTGGTCTGTATCATTTCAACTGCTTTACCTGATACTCCAGAAACCATCTTGTCTGCACCTTGAGGATTACCCAATATCTCTTGCATATCGGATTCAGTTACGGCTAGAAGTGCAGCCATTGCCGGTGGAATCTGAGGAGACTTTGTATAAGCAACTGGCCCACTAACTGTAGTTGAACCATCAGCACCAGTAATCGGATTGACTAACAAGTAAGGGTAATCCCTTAAATTATCTTCAGCCCACATCAGTTGGTGACCAGCTACCTGTTCAGGTAATAGAATCGGTTTCTCAATAGAAGATAAGGCAGAAATCTCACCTAGTTTAGATAGTTGCATATTCTTTAATCGTTGAGCATCTTTAGCCAAACGAACTGCACCCATGCACCTTTCGATGTTATCCACGAACCAACGCTTGCCATAAACAACCACGATAGGAATACACTTACCAGCAATATATCCAGCATCTTCTAAGACTTTGCCACCAGACATAATGTACTTATGAACTCGCATCCGTTTGACTCGTTTCTGTCTAACTTCAGTCGTTCCAATAGCATAAAGAGTAGCTTCTAGTGTTTCATCATTCTGAAAGTCTTTGGTTGTATAGCGTTCTTCTGTGCCATCAATCGCTTGAAATATTCGAATCGTCTCTGTCTTTTCTTCTATTTTGTAGTATTCAGCAACAAAGACAATATCAGGAGTAGCCCAGTCAAATTCGTATTGATGGATAATCTTAGGCCAATCTGTTGGGTCATCTCCATAGGTTTCTTTGTAAGATTCTCTGGTCATTGATGAAACTACAAAGCAATACTTTGCATCGGATTTGTCTTGTCGTTTGGCATTTAAGTCAAAGAATACAGAACTATCAGCATCAAAGATTGGCTCAAACCGAATCCGTTGCCGTTCATCCTCATCATTTTCTTCATCTTCGTAGACTGTTCTTAGTCTCCAAGCACCGATTCCACCACCAACTGCTTCTTCAAAAGCATTATCATAGGCTTCATCTGCGACTGATGCTTGCTCATCTGCTCGATATAATCCGTCACAAACTTCAGCTAATTTGTCGTTTTCCGTACCATCTTTGGATACATAATCAACAGTTATTCGGTTATTTCGGTATTCGTTTACGATTCGAATGACTGCCAACATAATCTTATTGACTTCGAACTTAGGCTTATTTTCGTACTGATCCCAAAGTGGCCCTTCCCATTGAGCACCACAAAGACTATAGAATCTTCGGTCTTGTAGGCATTGCAAGCGTTCATCACGCAAGGCAGTTTGTATATCGTTAAACTGTCTTAATGCTTCAGAATGAAGATTTGCAAGTCGTTGGTCATTTGAAATAGCCATAATAATCCTTATTATCTACCATCTTTTAATATTTGCAATAGGTGTAAAAACAGTAGGTTTTACCATCTGTGATCGTCTTACTCCTTCACAAGCATATCGTAAAGCATCGATGACATGATTCTTTTTATCCTCAAGCAATGGTAAGATTCTACCAGTTAAAGGGTCTGATTTGTATGAGTATAAACTCAATTCATCAATCGTATGCTGGCATCTTGGATGCACCACAATATCATAATTCTTTAAAAACTCGATACCTTCCTCTACAGACTTTGCACCTTTGACTGCATTCATGATCTTTGGAAAGCCATTCTTCTTCATGTGACTAATGGTTTCTGGTCGTGCTGAATCAGCAACAATAGGCCATTTCTCAGCTTCAGGTATCTGCATAAACAACTCTGGAGTGTTCACAATCTCGCATCCAACCATGTAAGCTTCATAGTCAATGTATAAGGTTCTGCCTACAATATGACATCTGACCAAGACAGTTGGGTCTATCGAGAATCCCCAGTCAGCACCCAACCTGTGAATTGCATCAGGCGCAGCTTCGAATTCGTCAATCTTCCAGTTTCTAAAGACTCTGGCATTGCCATTTCTGAGGTATTGCCCTTGCCAAACGTGCTGATACTTATCAGGGTCTCGCCTCTGATCGTACTCCATTTCATCCTTTAAGACTTCAGGAAACCAAGGATTATCAGCAAAATTAACCTTGATGACTGTTGCATCCTTTGGTGGTTCTGGGCCACGCAACAAGAAATCTACAGGGTCGGACTGTTGCCTAGGATTCCAAGTGAACCAAAGTTCTGAATCAGGTTTACGAATAGTTGGTCTTAATAGATCGAGTGAGGTTTGACTAAGGCTTTGGGCTTCCTCTACCCATGCACAGTCGTAGCCTTCTAGCGATTTAATTGAGTCGGCTGTATGATTCTGCATCCCTTGGAAGATAATCGCACCATCGCCTTGCCTTGATTTGATGACTGAATCCTGTACTTCAAAGTAAAACCCAGCATTCATTGCCTCGATTTTAGTTTCAAGTAACCTTTTTACGGACTGATTAAGGGATTTCTGTATTTCACGAACACAAACTGATCTTCGTTTCTGATCCATGATGTGCATTTCAATCATCAGTTCAGCAAATAAATGCGACTTCCCAGAGCCTCGACCACCCCAAGCACCTTTGTATCTTGATGGTTCAAGTAAAGGAATTGCCCAGTTTGGTGTAGCAAGTTGGAGTGTTTCAGCCATTCTTGATGATGACTCGTTCAATCTTATTAAATTCTAAGGGTTTGCCATCTGCACCGGTGATTTCGTGTGCATGAGTTTCTTTCCATCTTGCTCTAGTCTTTAGCCAAAAGATAGCTGCAGCAGTATTGCCTTCTTTAGCTTGATTAAACAAAGTCCCAGCTATAGTTGAATTAGCATCTATTCTGCCTTCATCCAATTCGTCTTGATAATACTTAACCAAGGTATCAGAGGATATTTTCAGCCTCAAAGCAATATCTTCATGAGGAACTCCAAGAGATGATAATCGTCTAACAGTATCTCGATCTGGCTTAGTTGGATTATGTTTTTTGCCTTGCGACATTTTATAACTCCGAAAGTATTTTTATGTGCTTGATTTGCATAGGTTATTTTATATCAATTTTAATCATTCCAGCTATTTCTTGTCCAATCTCTACAGTTATCTTAGTAAAGCACCGATCATCCATCTCTAAAGCTAAACACATTCCATCTAGTCCAGACTTAATACTTGCTAACATATTGTCCAAGTCCATCCATCTTCGATTCGGTTTGTAAAAGACAATACTTAGCTCTGAGTAATCACCTTTTTCTATATTAGCCTCTTTTGTAGTCCAGTACCATAAATCTTTGTATATAGCTTTTTTCTTGGCTTTTTCGTGATAATGACAACTGGAGTTGGGATTTAACTCCTTCGGATACCAAGGGAAAGTAATCATAAAATAGCCAATGTCTTTAATAATAATTCTTCTTCCGTTGTTGAATACAACTCCTCAAATCTTTTTCTGCCTAGTCCATGAATCCCTGTACTTGAACCTCGATGGTGGATTGGGCAAAGTCCAATTACAGGTGCAGTATCTCTCTTGCCAGCTTTACGAATATGATGGATTTCAGTCGGAGTATCTTCAATCTTTAAGACAAATCGACATAAACTGCAACCTAGTCGTGCAACTTTGTCGTAATGTAATCTCTGGGCTTTATTCATAATCCTGCAATTTATGAGCAATATCTTCTAACTTTTGAGCCTGTTCTGTAATATCAATAGCTATTTCGTAGGCTTTTGCATACTGTTGTTCGTTACAAGCATCTGAATAGTTCTTTAAAAGATGCTGCAATATTAAAAATGGATGGTCAATCATAACATTCCTTTTCTACGGTTAGCACTAAGTGTTTGAAACATATCAAAAATCCTTGCCTGACTATTTCTTTTGTTATCTAAAATCTTAAATTTCTTATAAGCCTTAATCCATTCCTTGACTGCAATATCGTAAGAAACGCTTGCTATGGCTTTTTCATGCCTCTCGGCTACTGCGCCATCAGACTTTAAA